CTTCTGTTTGGTAGCTACCGACTACTTGAGGGTTATTGGGGTTTGAACCAATTAAAATCTTTGACATCTTTTTTCCTTTTTGTGGGAGTTGTTGCCGTCTTTCCGTGCTGTCATCGAGGCCTCGAGTTAATCTTCTAACCTATCTTTCGCATCTAAGACGTACCCTTTAGCGATCTCTAACCCGTGAATCTCTCCACACAACCGCTTATAATCGTCAAAGGATGTCAGTCTTTCTGAGCACACGGTGTCTTTTAGCTGCGCCGTCTTGTCGTTGATGTTTTTAATGACTACGTCAAGGATGTCCATTATTCTTTCTCGGTTATAGGCAACTGTGCCTGTTTAGGGGCTTGCTGCGCTCGCTGTTCTTGGTGTATTTTCTCGTGCCGGCTTAACTCAGCCTGGTGGCCTTGGTGCGCTACATCCACTACCTTGTGCAGTGTCTTATGTTCACGGTCTAGTTTGTTCTGATAGGCTTCGTGCGCCATACCTTCCGCTTTCTCTGTTTGCGTACGGTCACGGTTAAGCATCCCTTGATACGCTTCGTGGGCAAGCCCCATCTCAACATCCTGTTTTCTAGCCGTCATCTCAGCCGCATCTTTCAGCGTTTTAACTTTTATAGTCTGCGCATCTTTAGCTTGGTTGTGCGTCATGTCTGCTGCGTTTTTCAACGTATCTACTTTCAGTTTCTGTGTCACGTGCTGATTATGCGCCGTGTTTTCTTGCTGTTTAACACCGAGTACTGCCGCAGATTTTAGTGTGTCTACTTCTCGTTGTTTATCTGCATTCGCAGAGGTAGCCGCAATTCGTTCACGTTCGACTTGGATCTGCTGCATTTTAATCGCTGCGTCATCCTGATCCTTCTTCGCTTTGCGCTGCTGCTCTTGCGCTTTAAGTTGGAGCTCTTGCATCTGCATCTGGATTAGCGGGTCTTGTTGCTGCTGTTGAGCTTGTTGCTGCGCCGCTTGCGCCATATTCTGCTGCAAAAGTTGGTTCGCCGCTTGTGCTAACAAAGGAGATAAGGCTGCCTCAACTTCAGGGTTTTGTTTTAAATCTTCACCATCCTCGTCTTCTTGAGGGGGCATATCCATCCCTAACTGCGCTTCAACATCTTTCCGATACTGGAACCCTAAATGCTCCGCCACGTGTGCCATCATAGTCGCTTGGATTTGGGGCAGCAGGGGGTTTCCTTGCAGTGTAGACATGATCTTAGGGTCTTTTAACGCTGCCATATGCACAGCAATATGTGCATTATGCTCTTGGTTTAAGAACGCTTTGACAGGCTTGAGTCGTAACACGTTTTGGTTTTCTGAGACTGGATCTATAGGGAACTTGTCTTCTTCGAGAGGGACGAGCTTTTGGGCATCTTTAATCCCTAGAGCATCCAACATTTGACGGTGGAGTATAGGTAGATTATATAATTGTGGTGCGCCTTGTGCAAGCTGTAATACAGCTTGGTATTGTACAATCTTTTGCGCCATAGTAGAAGCGTTAGGGTCAGACACAGGGATAACCTCTGTAGAGGCATAATCCGACTTTTTAGCTTTTCTACTGCCTTCTTCGGGGTCATAGTCGTAGTCTTCAGGTGCGTAGGCTGCCACAATCCCTTTTAGTAAGCCTAACTCTTGTTTCATGGAGTAGTGTACACGTGCTTGAACTGCTGTAATAACTTTCAGCGTACGTTCTAAAATAGCTAGCGTGGTGCCGACAGGCGCGTTACCCGACATATCTGAGACTTGTAAGTCCGCCGCGTTCGCAAACCGTCTACCCTCTTCCACAATCTGATTCAGCAATGCCATTAGCGTCTGTGACGGCTCTTTATACGGTAGAGGCATTAGGTTATCTCGGATTGTACCACTAGGTACATCCACATCGCGCCACTCTCCGGGAGAAATAGGGGTATCATCGCCTTTAATACGCATCCCTCTAGCTTTGAAGCCGCCTGGAAGGTTACTTAATGTCCCTGCGTCCACCAACTGGCGAATAAGAGAGGTACCAGATTTAGCAAAAGCGCCAATGAGATGGATAAGCCCAAAGCAATAAAAACCAAACCCAGGCACGTACCCGTAATGAACAAAATGTTGTCGCTTCTTGTTGGTTTCATCGTCTGGGTCCCAGTTGCGTCTAATAGAAAGGATCTCTTGGCTACCTTTTTCAATCGTTACCACGTAAGGTAGCGCAATCCCCGTCTCTTCACCGTCTTCATCTGTATGCTCGAAACCGGGTAAATCTATATCTACGTGCATCTCAAGGACTTTGTATCGATCATCCGAAGAAGCACGGAAGCCCATCTTCTCAGCTATCTTTTTCTCAACTTCGTCTAAGCTACCGTCTGGCTCACCTAAGTCAATGTCTCTATAAAACCCAGCTACCTGCAACCGACGCATCTCGTTTTCTGTTTTACGCATGATGTGTGTCACACGCTCGGCTGTCTCTAAGTTAGATGCGCCGTAAGGCACCACCATATCTTCAGCGGGAACAAACAACGATACTTGGCGATTTAGTCGTGGGTCGAAGTACACTTTCTTAAACGCATTACCTGATAACCCCAAACCCCAGAGCATCCGTTCGTGCTCAGGTCTATACTCTGTCATCACGTCTAACAGTAAGTGGTTCATGTCATCTTGTACGCGCACCGCTGATTCTTTCTTTGCTGCGGTCTCTTTGCCGATAATCTTTGTCTTAACTGGGCCTGCTGACGGGAACGTCGCCATCATTGTTTCAGCTTGGAACTTTACCAACGCTTCGCTTAATAGCGGATGATGCACGCCGCACGCGCCGTCCCAAGGTTCAGTACGCTCTTCGATCTTCATGCCGAGCAACTCTAACCCATCTGTGTACGTCGTTATCCAATCTCTACGTGAGGCAACGTCATCATCAAAATCAGAGAGCAAGTCCGCTGCAATGGACGACAGCTCTCCGTCGTCTAGGAACTCCGCTAAGTTTTCGTCAAACTCTTCATCATGCTCATCTTGAGGATCTAGGTCAATCTCCATCCCACCCATACTTATATGCAGTGACTCTGGGTCTTCGATCTCAATCTCGATGTCGGGCTCATCGCCGCCGAGTAAGGACGCGAGTCCCAGCGGTGCTTGGTTTAGGCTTTTATCTATCATTATTTGTCCTGTTACCGCTTCGCGGTGTTAGTAGTATGCGTTACGTCGGGAACCCCGACCTCTAAACTCTTGTTCCGGTTCTGGCTCATCCAAGTTAGTTGTAATAAACCCACCCTTGCGAAACCTACTTATTGCTAAAGATGTGCAATCTACCAGATCATCGTGTTGCCCTGCTGGGAATGCAGCGACCTCTTCAATAACATCATCTGCAAACTGCGCGTTCGGTGCCCATACTCTACCAGAAGCGAATAAGTCTGCCACGGCATTAAGTCGCGATATTTTATCATTCCCTCTGGTCGGCGTAAATTCCCCAACCGGAATACCCATTGCACGTAACTCGTATATCAACGGTGCGCCGGAAGCTTTCTTTTCCACTATCATACTATCAGGCTGCCAATAGTTATATTCTTCTAATACGACTTGTTTAAGCTCTGGGAACTCGTACCGCCCCCGCTTCGCGTCAAGTAAGATGATGTTTGCCTGCATCTTACCGTTCTCATCTTCTTGGTAGAACACACCCCATACCGTGCACGCACTATAATCCGCACGCTGGTGCTTCTCGAACGCGGTGTCCCACGTCATCAATATAAAGTCTGTTTGGGGAGGGTCTTTTTTTAACCATCTCTGCCACCACTCCCGCTTAACTATCGCACCTTCTTCTGAAGTCGGATTCTGCTGATACTGCGCCTGCCACTTCGACACATCGATGGCTTCTCGTGTCGCTTCTAATTCTTTTAAACTCCAAAACTCTGGCCACAGGGGTTTACCTGACGGGAGGATCGCAGGGAACTCTACTACTCTCCAATTCTCATTGCCTCTTTGCGCCGCTGCTTCGAGCACCTGCCCTGTTAAATCCCGGAGGGACCAGCGAGTCTGAATGATAATAATTGCCCCACCGGGCTGTAGACGCTGCCGAGGACCAGAGGTATACCACTCGTAGACTTTATCGTAAATCTCAGGGTTACTGGCGGCTATCGCTGCCTCCTGTTCGCTATGTGGGTCGTCGATGATAAGAAGGTCAGCACCTTTACCGGTTACTGCTCCCCCAACACCAATAGCGAAATAGTCCCCACCGGCATTTGTATTCCAGCGTCCCGCCGCCTTAGAATCTGAGCGTAGCCCAACATTGGGGAAGACTTCTTGGTAGACAGGTGAATCCACTAAGTTACGCACTTTACGTCCAAAGCCCACGGCTAAGTCCGCTGTATGTGCTGTTTGGATAACTTTCTTGTTTGGGTACCGCCCCAAGAACCATGCAGGCAATAGGAATGAGCCGAACTCGCTTTTAGTATGCCTAGGGCCTAGGTTAATGATTAGTCTCTTACACTCGCCGCTTGCAACGCGCTCGAACTCTTGCGCCATCCGTGCATGGTGTCTGCCATAGATAAAGTCGGGCCACATCGCCTTAACAAATGCTAGGAAATCTGTTTGGGCAACTTCCCTCTCCTTCCTACGGGTGAGCTCCTTTACAAGCTCAACCATCCTACCTTTATCTGAGGGTGATACGTGCGCTAGACTAGTTTGTTTCGTCACTTTCTTCCTCTTCCTCTTCCTCTTCCTCTTCCTCTTCCTCTTCCTCTTCCTCTTCCTCTTCCTCTTCTTCCCCTGACAGCTCTGCATCAGTGATCTGTTCGTAGATTTCACCCGTTGTGCCTACGCTTCCGTTAATGGCATAAGAAGACATTAAGCTGTTTAGCTCTATTTCTAGGTCCCCTGTCGTCTTCTCTGCTGTAGAAATCTCTACTCTTGTGGTGAACAACCCGATTTCAGATACTTTACCTAGCATTTCTATCGCTTTTATTGCAATCTTTGGGTCTTCGTTCTCTGCAAGCTCAAAGATTTTGAATAGGGTGTACTGACGCATCTTATTTGCGGAGTTTGCAAGGGTGTAGTCAAACCGTTTAAGAAGTTTCTCTAACGCTCTTGCGGCTCCGGGTGAGGAGGGTACGGCGGGGGCATCGGGTTGTTCTAGGAATATGTTTAACGCTTCAGCTTTATCAGAATACGTTAATTCCGGCTGTGGTAAACCTTGCCCATCTAAAAACACGAGGTCTTTAAAGGCATCTTTTGAGG